AAATCTCGAAACACAAAGCACATCACCAGCCATAACGGCATTTGTCAGCGCTTCGGCTGCAATTGCATGTAACGATTCATTATTAGAATAAGAGCTTTCCTCTATTTCTGCAAATAAACGGAAATTAGTCTCTACACTCTTAACATAAGCTTTTGTTTGTTCGGGTGTTAATCCTATTAATTCGGGAATTGGTTCAGCTTGTAATTTCAATCCTTCGCCAATTATCCAAAGTACATATTTTTTAACTACATTTTGGATAATGTCAGTTTTTATATATGCTTCCCAAGTTCTTTTTCTTATAGTTTGATAATCTAAAAAGAAATCGTAAGCATTGCCTAACTCACCCCAAGTTTTTTCACCGTTAAACGGGATTCCAATTAAACTACTATAAGAATGATAATTTGCAAGGATTTTTCTTTTTCGAGGTTGTTTGTTAGAGATATCAATTTCCAAATTCGGCTTATTATTAGTTTTCAATTTAACTAAATCTCTAGTTTTTTGATTAGCTCTTTGCCTAGCTCTATCAATTGCTGCTTTATTTTTCTTACCTCTACTCATGACAAACCACGCCTCCCTCGCATTATTGAAACTCTACCTTTTAATTGGTTTTCTATTTTTATAGCTTGTTTTTCATAAGCTTCAATTGCTTCAGCTAAAATAGTAGGATTATTATATTTTGTAGAAATATCAACTTGTCCATCATTTATTTTATATTCTGCAATATTAGATGTTGCAATAACTTCAATTTGCTTATCAAGCAAACCGTCAATAATTAACCTAATCTTAGTTAATTTCTCAACTTTAGTTGTTGCGCTTTGTATAAATTGTGGAATTGTACATGACATATAGTTGCAAAAATAATTTATTTTATTGAATTTTACAAATAAACAAATGTTTTTGTGTGTTTTTGAGCATGTTTTTGTGTTTTTGGTGTGTTTTTAAACATAATCATAAATAGTATATTTAAATTATTAATGATTATTTTGCGAGTAAATAACGAAAATACACTGTTGAATTAATAAAGTTAAAAAATGGAAGAATTATTGATAGCTATAAAATTAAGAAGGAAATATAATAAGATGAAATTTTCTGAATTTATAGAAGAATTTGAAAAATGGGCTAATATTAAGGTTCCAGAAAAAGCAATAAAAGAATGGCAATTTTCAGGATTGAATAATGTTGATTTTTTAACTTGTGAATATTTGTCTGATTTTGGATTGAATATTAAAATTTGTCCTATTTGTGATATTTCTATTTTGCATAAAAACGGAAATTGCAAAGGATGTGCAAAAGAAATTTGCGTATCTTGTAAGATAGAAGAAAAGAGTTTTGGAAGTGACTATTGTGGTAAGTGTATAGACGATGGAAATTATAAATAACATTTAATGTGTTTTTAAACATAATTTTGGTATTGATTTATTTGGTATATTGCAATAAATTTAAAATAAATAAAATGAACCTTACAAAAGAACAAAAACAAGAATGGGATCAATGGATGTTGGAGCGTCCTGAAAATGTTAAAAAAGTTGCTGAAAAAATAGTTCCTTGGAAAAAATACAAAGATAAGAGAATTAAAAATGATATTGGCAATAGATATAACCCTTTATCTTACGATGAGCAAGAAGATGGATCGGTTAAATTAACATGCGAAAAAACAAATGAGCAAATGCCATTTTTAGGTGGGCATGGTGTTTTTGGAATGTCACCTGACGATTTAATTGAGGCTGATTAACCATAACATTCACATTCAGTGCGTTTGAATGCACTAAATTTGAACAATTTTACAAGGACGCAAAAGGGATTAAATAAATCTAAATAAAAAAGAGCTTGATTAATTTCAATCTCTTTCATTATTTCACTCTTCTATTTACCAATTCAACATAATCACTCCAATTTTTATCTCTTAACTTCATTCTTTTAAATAGGTTTTGTATAAATATTTCTCTTATAGCTAAATTATAAACCGCACAATCCCAAAAGTGATTTGGTGAAGATGTGCTTTTTTTACCACCTTTACCTACTCTAATCCATACCCAACCAATAGCCTCACCGTCCTCATTTTCTTCAATGACTTTTTTTTCATTTTCGTATTCAGCGAAATATTTAGGCGTGTATTTTTTGGCGCCAACATCAGGATTAGGAAAATTAATAAAACCAGCCGGCTGTATTTCTGTATTTCTATCCCAATTCAAAGCAATTCTTTCAGCTAAATTATCTTTTATCAAATCAACTTCTAACATCCATGAACGAGCGTGCTGTTTTGAAGGTTTAAACCATTTTTGATCGTTTCCTTTTTTCTTGAATTTTTCACCACCTTCACCTCTCAAAGTTACTACTTTGTGTTTATTTTTGTTGGCGAATTCAATTGCATAAGTATCCAAATAACCAATGTCAACTCCAAACATTCCTATAGTTCGTTCCTTGCCATCTTCAGTTAAATAAACTTTGTCAATTATACTCTGTAATTTATCCCATATATTGTTTTTTTCAGATTCATGCTTATAAGACCATGCTTCCCTATTTTTCCCAGCTTTTGTTTTATCTATTCCTGGTTGATACGTTCCTATGCTGCCATGGTCGATTGAATAAATCGAACCGCTTTCTGAATGTCCTATAATTTCCCAATCTAAACGGCCATCTTCTAAATTTCCATTTAAATCACATGCACCAGTAATTAATACTATTTTGCCATTACCATCTTCAATAGATTTTTCTTGTGGAACTGTTCCGTATTTATACGCCCTAACATTTGAAGCTAAACGACCTTTTTTAATTGTGATTTGTCGCTCTTCCCACGGCAATCCAAGTATTTGATTATAGAATGCTCTTAGTTTTGATATGTTTTCTTTACCATTTTTGTATATTTCTAACCATTCACGAACGGCATCAGTCCAATTTGACATAAATGAAGCAGCCGATAAATTATTGAAATGATAAGAGAAAAAACCCTCTTCTGAAGGTTCAGCGGTAGGAATCCATTTGCTTTTCAAGTTCATTTCTCTTTTATGTTTTTCATTAAAGAACTCGCCACACTCTTGACATACATAGCCTACGCTTTTTACATCTAATTTTTTAGTTAACTTATCAACTTCATAATAAATACCAGCATCTTTTTTTGGTTCTTTTATTTGTTTTGTTTTCCATTCTAAAACTATATACTCACCACAGCAAGGACATGGCATATGCCATTTTCTTTGGTCACCAAGTAGATAGACATCATTTATATTTGAAGGTATAGTAGTGGGCGTAGAAATATACGCTTGACGCATTCTTTTTCTTGTGGTATTAAATCTTTTTTGTAATAATGTATATAAGTGCCCATGCTCTTTATGAGTTCGGGGAGCGGCATCCCAATCATCACAAAAGATATTAGTTACTGAAATTTGTCTTACTATTTTTTCAATACTGTTGTATCCACCAGCACGAAAAAAGCCGCCAGCAAATTCTTTAGAAATTGAGGTGTCTCCCGTTCTTTGATTTCTTTTCTTTTTTGCTGCTGGTTTCATTAAATGCCTTAATCCTGCACTGTCAATTGCTGGATCTAGTCTAGTGTCGACCATTTCTTTAGCTAAAAAAACATCGGGAGCTAAAAATAAAGTAGGCGCTGGATTGTTAGCTATTATATAACAAATAGCAGGAACTAATAAGCCTTGTGTTTTTCCAAACTGAGCAGATCCCATTATAGCTATTTTCCTTGCAGTACTAAAAGGGTCGAAAAGATTTACTATTTCTCGCATGTATGGAGTTTCATCATAATCCATGGGTCCAGGAATTGAAGAAACACTACTATCTAATGTTATGTTTTTTTCTGCATACTCAGAAGGTAATATTGACGATTCCATAAATGAGGGCAGTTCATCTAATATTCCTCTAAAGTTTGACAATATTTGCTTTTTATCCATCACTCCCTACCTTCACCTCTTTCTCTTTTCTCAATAATACCTTCAACCAAAGACTCTAAATCTAAAATAGTGCTTTTAATTGCATTATCGCAAGAGTCATTTACTACCGATGTAGTTTTTTTTCTAATTGTTGAATAATCCTTAAGTGTTCCACCGAATGTAGAAATATAGATATCAAT